GTTTTCTAGCCTAACTCCGTTAACATAAAATAAAATTTTTGTAGCAGCAATATCTAGTGTATTCCAATCAACTGTGTTAAATTTTACTGTGTTAGTCTTAGCCTTGATTGTTATACTATCTAAAATTGGTTGAATGTACTCTTTGTTTGAGATTTGCCAACCATTAGCGTATTGATTAGTTTGGTTTAATTTATAAAATCCTTCATTTATTGCCTTTACAAACGGAACTTTATTAATCTGATAGGTAAACGTCTGTGAATCCCAATTAAATAAAAATTGAATATCACCTACATTATCTATATTAAGATATTGAAGACTTATTCCTAATTCAGTATCTACTATGCTATTTCCTTTGGCATAACTTAAGATCTCGCTGCCCGAAAATGAACTAGTAGGATAAGATTCTACATTTGAGAAACTAATCCCTGTACTGTCAAATGCATCAAATAGTGGTTGCTGTTGTACCTTTGTTTTTTCTTGACTAGGTTTCCAACCAGTACCATTAAAATAAAACATTTTTCCTCGATTTTTTAGGCCTCTGCTAATTAAAACTGTTTCGCCAATAGTCGATACTGCATCGAGCGAATCAATCAATGTTATTTGAGAATTCAAAGCACCTGTAATAGGATCGGGATGTTGTATAAATTTTACATTGTATATTTTGTTGTTGGCTAAAGAATCTGTATCGGCTGTGATTAATACTCGAGCTCCTTCGAATAATTCTTCACCATCAATATTATAACCTTTACTGCCTTCTATTATTGAAAATACATCTGAAGTAAAATCATCAATATAATCAACTGTAGTTTTAGCTATTGAGCCGTGCTGATATAATTGAAGGCCTGCTATAAATTCTATAATTGGACGTTTAGCTCTTGAAGAATCAGCACCATCAAAACTAGTTCCGTTGTAGGTATGTGCCTTGTTTAATACAGATATATGGAACCAACGATTATAACGACTCCAAGGATTAAGATCGGGACTAGATCTGTTTATGGTAATATAATCTTTATCTACTGGATAGGCAGATGCATCATCAAATGGTTCTGTATCAAATCCCGAATTATCAAATAGGATTTCAGGAATATTTTTACTAATCAACGGTACTACTAGATCTGTAAAGTTAACAAGAGTAATAGCCGTGCCTACTCCTTCTACCAACCATTTATTGTTGGCATATTTTGTTGGGGTGATATTTCCAAAAAATTCAACAATTAATCCGTTAGTAAACTCTATACCGTTACTAGAAGTATAGGTAGACTTTCCTAATATTTCGTCGTCAACATTTATTTTAGTATTCGAATCCATATCGGATATGATAAATCTTCCAAGCCTATCAGGGTAAACAGTGCTCTGATAATACAACACATCAGGTGCATTGTAAGGTACTTCAAATGTTAGTGTACCGTTACTAATTCTGTTGTTTACGATTCCTTGATTATAGTCCAGTGCTCCTTGTACAAATACATCTTCAATAAATTCCCAGTCTTGTGAATTTAATGTTATGCTGCTACCGTCAGCTGGTGATATCTGTATTTTTGCTTTCCACAATTTTCCGTCATAGATAACTACTTGACCTGCATTGTATGGTATAATAGGATCAAAAATCAAAGAGCCAGTGTCATAGTAACTTCTTATTACAAATGCTTCCCCTGGTACTGATATGTTAAACTTATAGGTCTGCCCACGGTACAGATTAATGGTAGGATTATTTGTTAGGCCGTCTGGTGTAAAAATCCAATTGTCGCCAACGCCCTGTCTAACTTTAAATGTGCTGACAATCGTTGCTGCCTGGCCTAAAACTCTTACAGGAGGCGGGCCGTTTGGTACCCAATAATATTGTCTAAAATTAGTAAACTTGTCCCAGTCAACAGGAGGATTCCAACTAAAATGATCTGCTTCAGTTTCTAGGCTATCGTTTTCGTTTTGATTATTAAAAAATTTTAGCTGATTTTTAAAATCTATATAATCGTAGAAATTTGTTATTCTTGAATTTTCATCGCGAATCACAACGCCTGGTTCTAGTTGATATCTGGAGCGAAGCGTATTATTGCTGTCAAGGTAAATGTCTTTGCCGTTATATGTTTTACCAAATCTACGGCCAACATAACCTACAGTTTTTTCTAGAACTCCAGGTTGTATCAAAGGATCAACTACTCCTGCTAAAAATTTAGCATTGGCGTCCGTTTGAAAAATCTGTGGCAATAATTCTACTGCACGTCTAATTGGTAGTTCACTATCTGGAAAAATATTTTTTGCCATCTTACACCTTAATATGTACTAGAACTGACTGAAAGAATCGATGTTCTAGTTTCAACTGCATTTATAGCTGTTACAATTTCGATATCGTCAACTGTTGCTCCGCTAACAAATATTTCATCTGATCGACTTTGTATTTCAAATAAACTACCAAACGACTGGCTGAGTTGCCTAGGAACAATAGTCATGTTACTGATATCAGGCGAAACTGCATTTGTAATAAAGGTAATTAATTCGCTAACATAAAACCTGTCCCCAAAGTCCCAATTTTTAATATCAAAAAAAGTATTAATTGAATTAATAATACGCACTTTAAGATCGTTGTCATTGATTGTTTTGTATGGATTTTTGACAACTTTAAACACAGCCTGTAAATTTTCATCTGCCAAAGCACCAAACAATACTTTATAATTTGTTGTATGATAAACTATTTCGTCACTGATGGATTTTATAGCATTAAGACTTGTACCAAAACTTATGCGTAAGCTATCGGAACTTGGAGCTTCAGGTTTTACAGCAGCTCCTGCAAGATAATTTCTAAAAGCAGTATCGTATGACCGCGTCAACAAAAATATATCAACAATATTGCTAACGCTAGGATCAATCCTTCTGTCAACGTTTGCATTGTGAATGTAATGAAATTTTAATTTATCTCTTCCTAAATTAGCTTTATAGTTGCTTTGCAATTCTAAAATTTTAGAGTTATTAGAAGACACTACTACCTTTTTAATTCTATCTTCATTGCTGTTGTAGAAATATATAAAACTGCCTTCTGCATAGTCATCTATGTTAATATTACTTTCAGTGGGTGTGGCGGTAATAATTTTTGTTGAATTATCAATAAATTCAAAAATTTTATTTCCTGCTATATCAACTGTTTCTTTAAAAAATAAAAATTTTTCTTCTGCATTTTCAGTTTCAGAAAAATCCGCACCTACGATTTCTTCAAATGCATCTGGATCATCTATTATTCCGTCATCGTCAGAATCAGCAAATGAAATTTTGATTTGATCAGCTGCCTCGTATCCATCTTCATATCTAACAGTATCGCTGATTTCAAATGGAATATCTCTAGTCAATGCATTAATTTTTGTAAAATCTGTATTAATTCCTAGAATTTTAATTTGATCTTTTACTGTTTTTCCGGTTACTGCACTATATGTTTTTTGATTTGTGTCAAGATAAAATCTATTCTCACTGATACTGCCAAATGCGTAGTATAGTCCTCTTACTCGTATATTATACCGGTCGCCTTCTTTTACAAAGGCTATTAGCCAAGATGCATCGATTGAGCTATTAGAAACATCGCCTGTTTTTCCTAAATTAAAATTTATGGTGGTATTCAAATTTGAAGACGTTATGATTTTCCAGGCCGATTCAACGTAGTCGTATCTTAGACCAAAATTTAAATTATTCAACATGAAATTCACTATTTCATTTTCTAACGCTGTAGGCAAATTGTTTACAAATTTAGGTATTATTCGAGAAGCCACTGCTCCTGAAGGAATTACATCATTAAATTCAACTGGGCCAAGGCCCGACACTAGAGCGCCACGATTGGAATTGGTACCGTCACCTGCTACCTTAGTGACTTTAGTCCAAATATAAGATTTGTAATCAGCATCTTGAGAGGTAGTATCAACTAGAACTATTTGACTGTCTTTGAAAACATTTTTTTTACCGGCAACTGTTGAAGTAGGAGGAATAAATTTTATTAATGATCCCACTTTGGCATACTTTAATGTATTAGTTGTATAGGTTCCGCATTTTAACAAAGCATTATCTATGGTGTTAATAAAATAACCGGTTGAGTTATTAATGTCTTTAGTTACCTGTGTCCAGGCTGTGGTTTGATCCACAAAAACAATTTTGTTGTATTTTGTAAAATAGAAGTTGTAAACTTCAGTGTTTGTGAATAGTGGTTCAATACTATTTCTTAAAAAATTAATTATTTCTAATCGATTAGAATATTTAAAATTTAACGTTTTTTCATTTTCTTCTTTATAGATAAAACCGTCAGTGGCGAATACATTTACAGAACTATATTTTCCGCTAACATCTATAATGTCAAAGTTTCTTGAAATTCCGCTAGAAGTTCTGTTTATAGACTTGACCTTTAAGATATCCTGAGAAGCGCCAAAGGGTGCCAAGTTGTAATCTTCACCTGTGATCATTCTGTTCTGCGTATAATATACCGCAGGTGCATTGGCTCTAATTGAAGCAACGTCTTCAGACCCTGCGGCGGATGTCACTGAAGTTTTTAAACTGAGACTGATTGTGAGAGTATGTTCTACTCCTTGCTTATTGGCATAAGGAATAGAAACGTTTATTCCTCTCATTTCTGTTGGGCTGATTGTATACACTAATCCATTACTGACTCTGTAATAGAATCTAAAACTTCCTTGAGGTAAATTTCCGTAAACTCCATCACCAAACAGAATATCTACTCTGTCATTGTTTTTTGTAAGGACTTCATAGATATTTCTTACATTGTTTGTAACACTGTTATAGGCAATGTTGTTTCCTACAAGAGATGATACTCGTGTCCATTCCGCTTGTTGTGTACCTGTTGTATCTAGGCTGAATAGCCATAGATCGTCATTGTTGATGTTTTCTGCGTCAACTGCTACTTTTTCATTAGTGGTTGGAACTGCAATAGCAAAATCTGCCAGCTCTAGACTACCTTGCTTAAACATTAAAAAGAAACCAGTGTTTGAACTTCCTGCACCACGAGAATCGTTTTTGTATATAAAACCTAACTCATTTTTTGGCACTGGTGGTTCTTCGTATATATTTTCTTTATCAATAAAACTTGTGCTCACAACCTCAAATGACATGCCACGGCCAGCAACTGTTTTTGTATAGGCAAATAGTGGCACATCTGCCAACAACGTTCTAAGTCTGTATTGTTCAGTTGGTATAGTTTGTATAATTGCAGATCCCTGACTACGGCCAAATTCAGTATTATCACTCATTGCCGCATTTAGTACCAAAATAAATTGTTCTAACCAGTTTATGTTTGTGGGATCATTCCAAATAATAGTCTGTGATTGTAGATTTTTTCCGTTGCTGTCTAATAGATCTTCTGTGGTACTTACGGTGTCAAATTTTAACAGGCCTGTTGCTGCAATGTTTCTCTTGGCATTGTAACTCAGCATACGTGCTAGACGTAGCACACTTTCTTTTCTTTCAGCTAGTTCTAAAAAATTTTCTCGACTTGCTAGATCAATACGAAAACTTATGCTTTGACCAAGGAATGCCACTGCATCAATTAATGCCAAGTATTCTGAACTTTCTATATAATCGTTGAAATCTTCTGGATAGTTTTCACGCAGATACGTGATCATTACTCTACGTAAATTTTCAAAATCATAGCTTTTAAAATCAGCATTTTGAAAAGTCTGATATATAGTTTTCCAATCTTGATTAAGTATCAAGTTAGTTTGTCTTGTTGTGGTTGACATTCGTATCCAGTTCCTTTTTAGTATTTAATCAGAAAAAATAACTGGTCATTTAATGATTGAATTGTTTTTATCAAAGTCAAAGGTCATTCTTTCATTAACGTTGAAAGGAATATAAACTATGTCAGCTTCAATGCGTATTCCTTGATCAGTTGAATCTACCAGCACTGCATTAATGGCAATTCTAGGATCGTAGTTAATGATATCTTCAACATCTTTAGATATAAGAGTTTTTACTTCATCGGTGAAATTTTCAAAAAGCATATCCCAAATAATAGTTCCAAAATTTGGGTTTTCTAATTTTTCACCTTTGCGAATATAAAAATGATTCATAATATCTTGTTTAACTAGATCTATATCATACAGTTTAAAATTCTTTTTAGATTCTAACGAACTAAAACCCTTGTAGGTGAATGCTCCGTTATCTCTATCCCCTACGCTGGCTTTGTTTTTTGCCACAGTTTTTTGATTGTATAATTTTGCCATGTTTATTCCTTAGTCTACATCTCTATCAGTTTTATCTGGTTGTAAAAATTCTGGGGCATTAGATTCGTGCAATTGCCAAGGTTCGTGCATGGGCACTCGCCACATTAACGTCTTTAATTTTTCCTCTGATTGATATCTCTTGTTCTTGCCCCAACCAACTGTAATATCAGTTACTGGTACTTCATGAAGTGACAACGGCTCAATGGCGTTGGCTTTATCAGATGAAGAGGCGGTAGGTCCATTCATGTCAATTCTGCTGGCAGTTTCTTTATATCGACCTCCAGCTTTGATATCCATTGTGCCCGAAGCTGTATTTTTAAAATTACCGCCTGAATTAATATCAAAATTTCCCGAGCTGGTTATTTTGGTGTTAGCCCCAACAACGTGTTCGTATTCAGCACCTATAGTAAGTTTCCCGTCTTTGCCAGCAGTGATTAAAAAATCTGTAGCTATATCGGCTTGTAGTCGTCCAGAGGCTGCTCGCATATTGATATTTCTGCCAGCTTCAAAATTGATATCTCTATCAGCTCGTATATTCAAATCATTTTCAGTGTGAATAGACACAGAATCTTTTGCATAAATGTCTATTTTACCGTTGCTGGTTAGTTCTATCCAGGCTGTGCCTTTGGAGTTGGCAATATAGATTAAATCTTCTGTATTGTGAAGCAACAACTGGTGTCCGGTACGAGTGCGTACTCGAAAATATTCATTAGCAGGAATTGTAGGCTCGCCTTTTTCTCCTTCAAGAGTATCTGCATATTCTCTAGGACCTTCTCCTGCAGGTTTTTTTCTTTGATACTGATCGTCGCCGTCATCAAATACTAATTGGGTTCCGCCTAGTCTACTCACAAACACCGGAGCAGGACTTTGACTTTGTTTTGTACCTATACTTTTTCTCAATGCGCCTGGACGGCGATCTAATGGGCCTGGGGTGCTTATGCCAAACACCATGTTCGGCACAGACCTTCTAGAAGTAGATGTTGTTGCGCCTCTAATGTCGTCCTCTAATAATCCCTGTTCTAGAAATCTATCAGCTATAGGATGCACTGGTTTTTTTATTTTATCTACCGCCATGTTCTTGTCAAGGGCGTTGGCGGCTCTGTTTATTTCTCCTACTGGCAGTGGTTGTTTTGTATCAAATTTTTCTTTATCACTGTCAGAAAGATCAACATCTGTAGATGCACCAATTGCTGGAATCATATTATTGGTAAATCTACCTGGCACACAACTGATCCAATATCCCTGTGCGGGATCACCGTCTACAAATGCCACAAGAACAGTTACTCCAACGTCCGGTGGAATAAACCACATCCCGTAACTTTTTTGTGTGTCATTAAAATCTGTTTTGTTTTGCCCCATAAATTCATAGGCTGTTGAGCCATAAAATGGGCTGGCAAACATTACCGAATAGGTTTGATTTACATCACCTATTATGTTTCCGTCTCTTCTTAACAGTGTGACTTGGAGGCCTCCCATAAATGCTGGGTCAAGGTGACTGATTACCCTGGCCAGGTATAACCCTGCGCCCATGTCTCTTTTTCTAGTATTACCTAATCTTTTTTCAGTAGACAATTTATGCTCCGGCTGCTATAGCAGCATCAACAACAGATGACACATCTTTTTGTTCTTTTAATGTATACAACAACACTTGAGATTTGCTTATATTACTTTGTCCTTCATAGGACTGAGGCTGTCCAGTCATCCTAATTAATTTTAAAGTCTGTTGAAAAGTTCCAGCACTAAATTTGTGACCACAGCTGACTACTTTATAAATTCCGCTGAATGGACTTACTATTTCGCCTTTGGGGAAATTCCATAGACCACCTTGGCCAGTAGTGCCTAAATTTGGTTCTATAGGTGTTCTAAAAGTAACATAAACATAAACATCACTGCCTTCATAATTCATTGTGAGATCACCGTTAACTTGCGAGGAAGGTCCTTTGGGTGCAAGATAATTGCCTAGTCCAGTATCAACTAACCAAAATGGATCTCCTAGAATATCAATAGTTAAGTTGATAAGATCTGCAGAATTATTTAAAAATGCATTTTGAAAAGTATCTGCTACTCTTCTTTCGGTACTTACATCTCCTGATCCGCCCGAAATTGGCGGTAGTCCGGCTGCTTCGTCTGGTTTAACTGACTTACTTCCAGTGACCGATGAGGCAGTTTCTGGTTTGCTTCCAGTCTGTAGTTCTGCTTTATTGGTTTTTTCTTTCCCAGACTCATTGGTATCTTTGCTTTGATTGGTTGCAGTCTGCTCCGGAGGAGAAATAGGGCGGCCTGTGTAAAACATATTGTCTATGTCTATGTCAAACTTTAAAACATCAAGGTTTAATCCGGTGTATATGTAATCGTACTGCTTGGCAATGATTTTTTTAAGTTGTGAAAGTCCAGGTGAAGCGGCAGTGGGATTTTTTAAAATATCACTGTGAACTTTAAATGGTAACACTCTAAAGATTATCCTTTTAGCGTACTCATTGCGTGTGATGTCAAAATCTAATAGCTGTATTTGAACATCAATTCTAAACCACTCAATTTCTCCAGTACTGGGATTTATGTTTTTTTCAACAATGGCATTTTTAGCATAGTTACTGCTTAAAACACATTGAGTTATAATATCAGTTAACGATTGCCCCTGTGCAAATTTAAATTCTCTAACACTAGGATCAATGGTCATTTTATTGCGCTGAACTAGTCCTGTTTTTTCATCTCGTACATCACCTTCTAGACTGCTTACATATGTTCCGCCAGAGTTTACAGTGAATCCCATGGAATTTTTATCTATGCCTAGTGGGCCTTCTCCAAAATTTGAAGATTCTTTTGAATTAGATCCAATATCTTGATTTTTAATTTGAGACGGGGGCGCAGAGGCTTTGTCTAGGGAAGTTCCTAATTCAGGATCAAGTCCAACATTGTCACTGGGATCAGTAGGAAAAACTATCAAATACTTGTTGGGAATTCCACCTTGTTTTTTTACAGAGTTTATTTCTCTTTCATTAAGCACTGAAACTAGACTTCTAGGGCCAGCTGCTAACAGTTCTTTTAGAGTATCTCCAACAATAGCAATATCCGAAAATGACTGATTTAGAGTATTTGAAAATCCCTGATGACTATAAGGTATACATTCGCATTTGTAATTGCTGCCGCCTTCATTTACACTGAATTTTACTTTTTTAAATTTTACCGTCCAATATCTTGCTAGCTGATCGGTGCTGGCAAAAACATTACCGTCGTCTGTGAATCCTAAAAATTCAAGTTTTAGAAGATAGGGAGCATTATCTAGATAACTGGCATATCCAGCATTTATAGCAGCTACCTGCATGCTCTGCAACAGCAGTCCCATACTATAGGGCTCATATATATCAAAACTAAATGACACAGCATTGGTGTTTCCAGTTTTTTCTGAGGCAGCAACAACAGTATGCATTTGAAAATTATCTACATAATATTCAGGAGAGCCGTTTACTGTATTTGTACGGTTACCTCCAAATCTGCCAGCAGATGCAAAAATTATAGATGATTGAGTTTTGGCACCTGTTTTACCGTTATAAGAATCGTTTAACCATATGGATGGATTTTTTCTGTATGATGTAGGATCATTGAACTGCTTAGGTGTAAGGCAGGCCATACTCCACAACGGCACATAGCTGGCAAACTTGTGTAAAGGATTGGCATACGGCGGACCACCTGCGGCTGCTGCTCCTGCTGGCGAAGCCGACGCAGAATTGTCTCCTGACTCTTTGGTTGTGTTGACTGTGGCACCTATGTTTTGAGCGGATGTGATTATCTTTGCTATATTTTGAGGAATCATATCATACTCCTAGATACTTTTGAAGATTTGATTTCTTAGGGCAAAAAATTTTTCTTCCTGGTTCAAAATCATAGATAGGATCTCTAATTACGTCCATATTGCGTTGAGCAAACACCCACCATAATTTAGGATCTCCATAAAGGTCATAGGCCAAAAGGTCGGGCCTATGTCTGTACTGTCCTTCAATGGCATACAAGAAATCGTCAGGTTCTGCCGGAACTGGACGTATTTCTAACAATTCAAGATAGAGATTGTTTTGTGGTGTATTGGCCCAAGGAGAAGATCTTTTATACTCGGCCATTTAGATACTTCCTACAATTGAACCGTTGGCATAATTTTTTAAGTTAAACTCTCGAAGCTTTGTTCTATTATAAATCGGTGATACTGTTACTGAAATTTCACTTAATACGGGAACCCAAGTTGATGAAGCATTATACCTAGTGCATTTGATATAATTGACTTCTGGAGGCAGCGTTACACTGAACGATTTTATAATAACTGGAACACTGTTAAATACTCTTGATCCATATCCAGAAAGATTACAGATAACTGGCGGATTTCCAACGTTGTCCCCTGAACCAAACCACATCTTGGTTGCTGTTTTAAAAAATGTTGTTGCTTCAATCCAATACTCTGCATCTGTTGCAGTTTCTGCAGAAAACTCTCCAGTGATTGTGATATCATCTATTTGACTGTTTTTATATGCCTGAAAGGGTTGATTGCTATGTACAGGATCGATTGGTGTATAATTTGCTTTAGAGGACACTGTGACGCTGGGAGTGTAGGGCCATACTACACCGTTGGTACTTTCCAATCTTTCAAACGTACCTTGACCAAACAATCCAAAATTGCAATTTATTCTCACACGCCAATCATCGGCAGTCCCAGGTTGAATTGCTACAAAAGCCCCTTGTTGTTTAAAAATTTCACCTCCACTGGGCAAGTTTTTTGCTCGGCCTAGACTGAGTATATTGTTAAGAGCGCCAGCGGCGCTGGAAATTGAAGTAGCCAGTGACTGTAATCCAGACCCGAGACCACCTGCTGACAATCCTAGTTTGCTGATACTGGCTCCAATGTCAGCAGCTCGATTTGCTAGGTCTCCTGCACTAGGTAGACTCTGTGCAAGATTTGCCACATTGCCTAACGCTGTTTTTGCAAATCCAGCAATTTGATTAGCACCGCTTTGAAGATCACCGGTCACGCCGCCAAGAGGACCTACACCGCTGTTTAACGCTCCTCCAAGTTGACCTACTTTTGTATCTAAATCAGCTTTGAGCGAAGCAAACTGTTCCCCTACTGCAGAAACATTGGCTGAATTTGTAACCGAGGATACAGCTTCAGACACTGATGCAATAAGTTTTGCTTGCGGATTAATTGACAATGGCATAATAAATCTCCGTATACTCTATTTATTCTTGAAAAAATGTGCTATAATATAAGTAATAGGAGAACTCATATGATAACTACTGTACCTAAAATCAAGTACCTAACTAATAAAGATTTACTAAAAGAAATACATTTAAGCAAAAATACCTACTGTTATTTTGAAAAACCCGAGTACGCAGATTATGATTTAATTGTACCTGATTTATCAAAGATCAACATACGCACGATTGCAGAAGCCAAAAGAAACAAAGCAGCCAAATTGTCAAAGTCTGCACAAGAGCAGGCACAGCTGGCAAGCGGTAAAAAAATGCCTGCTAAAGAATTTGAAGTTGACTACAAGAAAGTGGCAAAAAGTGATCTTGTATTTAGAATAATGACGTTTGATCATATTCCCCTGGCTCCTGGTCGTAAAAAGACCTTGAAGAATACTGCTGACAGTCACGACAAAGTAAACTTTCCTCCTTTCCAACATTGGAAGTTTGATGACAGCAATAACTTGGTGTGTGTAGGTAAAAGCCACTGGAAGGGCGATTTAATAAATGGCGCTTTTAATAAAGAACACGGAAAAATGACCAACAATCTAGCTCGTATGTTTTTAAAACTATGCGAGCGATATGCTACAAGAGGTAACGTTCGAGGTTACACCTACAACGATGAAATGCGTGGTCAGGCCATTCTACAGCTAACACAAATTGGTCTACAGTTTGATGAATCAAAATCCGACAATCCCTTTGCCTACTATACGGCCGCAGTTACCAATTCATTTGTTAGAATCATCAACATTGAAAAACGCAATCAAAATATTCGTGACGATATTTTAGAAATCAAC